CGACGCTCGCGCTGTAGAAGTCGTCGGCGCACATCTTGCCGGTGGAGGAGAGCTGCTCGACGTGGCAGTGGCTGTCGACCCCGCCCGGCATCACCAGCTTTCCGGCTGCGTCGATCACCTTGCTTCCCGAGAGCGACGCACCGATCTCCGCGATCTTCTCGCCGCGAATTCCCACGTCGGCGCGAAACGTTTTCTCGGCGGTGATAACGGTGCCGCCGCGGATCACCAAATCGTGGGACATGCGGCGATTTTGCCCTATAATTCCGCCCCTTCGCGCCCGTAGCTCAGTTGGATAGAGTACCTGGCTACGAACCAGGGGGTCGTGGGTTCAAATCCTGCCGGGCGCGCCAGCCATTAAAGGCGGCTAGGCGCGAAAGCGCTTAGCCGCCTTTTGTTTGCGTGTGTAATGCGTCGGTTGCTTTGAGAATAATCGTCGGTTGCTTTGATAATTTGGCGGCTACTGCTAATAGCTGCACCGCCGCAACCGGCGTCTACGCGGGGCAATCGACGACGCTTCTTAAAGCCCTCTAAACCGAGCCCTCGCGGACCCCAGCCGGCTAGTCCGTGCCCAACGCGACCGCAGCCGCCGCCGCGGCGGCGGTCGCGCGCGTGACCAACTGCAGCGCCTGCCGCTTCCTGTCGTAGGCCGCGATCTGCTTGATCGTCGCCGCCTGCTCCTTGAGCCCCTCGACGAAGCGGCGCGACTCCTCGGCGTTGCGCTTCGCCTGCTCGGAGGTCTGCCGGGTCTGCTCGCCAAGCTTCTTCTGCTCGTCGACGACCTTGCGCGTCGCGTCGACCGCGCCGGAGGCGTCGCCGCCGATCCTGATGCTGGCGTTGTGCTGGCTTTCGGCCATCTATGGCTTCGCTAGGCGTTCACTGATGCGCGCCACCGCTCGGTCAAAGATAGCGAACACCTCCGGCTGGGCTTCCACGAAGGTGTCGCGGAACGGATATTTAGCAGGCGTGCCGCGTTGCGAGATCTTGCGCGCGATTACGAAGGCTAAGCCGCGCGCCTCCTTCTCACCCTTGACGTGGAACTTCGTCTTCACCCAATCAATGAGCGGTTCGACCGGCGGGAAGTGCGGCCGGGTGCCGAGCTCCACCGGCACCGCGTAGTCGATAGCTGTGGCCACGAGGCCGGTGACGTTCGCGCCGTCGATCTTCTCCTCGTGGAAGAGGCTCTGTCTGAGGAGACCGCTCGCCTTCGCCTTTGTCATCGCGTCGCTGTCGACGAGCTGGCGCCAGACGAACAAGTCGGCCTCGGTGATCGCAGCGGCGAGCGCCTCCTGGACGATTTGCGGCGCGCGGGCGTAGGCGTCTTCGATGCGCTTCAGCTCGCTATAGTCGATCGAGTACTCTATCAATGGGCGGCCTTTGCGGTTCTTGCGCCTCGGCGCTCTTCGGCGACCGCAGCAGGAAGAGGCCAGGCGGCTCCCAGAGAAACTAGTGGGCCCCGAGGATTGGCCTCTTCGCCCTCCAAGGTCACCGTGCCTCTTCCTGCTGCGCCCGCCACCTCCTCAACCAGCGCCACGTCGCGGCCCGCGGTGCAGGAGGAAGAGGCAGGGAGCTCCAGGCGAACGATTGGGTGGAAGAGCCCTTTCGTCCGCGAGGTTACTGTGCCTCTGTCTGCTGCACCGGAAGGCGTGCGATGTGGCGTGCTCGGCAAAGCAAGATCGGTGTGAAAACAACCGCGGGAACTAGCGAGGTCCGCCAACCAAGGAGCCTCTCTTTGTCCCCGCGGTCCTAACCTGCCTCGCTCACGACTCACTGAGCGCTGGCCTACGCCACGACGGACTTGTAAAGCCCGCGGTAATCGACCGGCGCGCCGCCGTAGATGTGCCGGATCTTCAACGTGAGCTTGTCGTTCGCAAAAAGGCTGCCCACGCTCGGGGCGTCCTGCACGAATAGCGCCGGTTCCTCTTCGCCGTTGAGGAAACCGACCTCGATAGTCGGCGTGGCTTCCGGGTCGGCCGACAGGCACCAATCGTTTTCGTCTTGCCAGTACCACACCGGCACGACTTCGATGTTCATGTCCTGAACGAAGGTCCGGTCGTTGTTGGTGCCGCGCCGGAAGAGGTTGGCGCCGGTCTCCTCGAGATCGAACGGAACCCAAAGGTAACGCGGCTCGATGTTGAGGCGCTCACCTGACGAGAGTTCCGTGTGCTTTTTCATCGCCGCGCGGCCGGCGTTGATGCCGACGGCGGAAAGCGCCAGGTTGCCGAGGTTGCCGTGGGCGGCGTCAAATAGCGCGACGCCGTCGTAGATCACGGGATTGAGCCGCAGAAAATCCAACGCGAAGTGCGCTAGCGTCCGATGTGCCGCCTCGGCCATGCGTTTCGGAATCAAGCGGATCGCCTGGATGTCGTCGTTCTCCACCATCTCGAGCGTGATGTCCTCCGTGCCGCCGCGCTTCACTACCGCGTAGCTTGCCGACTCGTCGGCCGGCGAAGGCAGCGCCTGGTATGCAGCGCCCTGGTTGACGATCGGAAGATCGCCGTAGCCGCCGTAACGCACACGCTGCTGCGTGCGGAAATCGTTGATGTCCCGCGCCACGTGAACGAGCTTGCGCCAGACGGCATACCTGCCGCCCTTGCGGTACTCGGCCACCATGCGCCGGTTCACCGCGGCGCCGAGGGCTTCCGGCCACGAGGTGGTGTCGAGCGACTCGCGCAACGCGATGGGGCTGCAGTTTTCCAGGCGTCCGGAGACGTGCTTGTCGCCGGTGATCGCGATGTAGGCTTCGCGGAAAGACGTTGGGCGCTCGGCGTTAAAAAATCGGTCGAGCAGCTGGTCCGCCTCGACATGACTGGTGTGATGCTCCACGGTGATATTCGCTCTGGTAGTGGGCGCTGCCTCGATAAGATTGACGAGCCCGCCGCCGGCGCCGGGGTGGACGATGAGATCAACCGAGTTGACAACGTCGATACTCTCGGCAATCTTCTTCGCGCCGTCGCTACGCGGGCCTTGAACCGCCCTCGCTTTGCCGCCCGCAGCGATGGAGAGTCCAATAAAGTCTCTGTTTCCGCGTTGCCACGCGTCTGTGATTTTGTCCCGCAATGCGACCGAGCCGGCGATGTGCAGCACGCCCATGAGGTAGCCGGTGTCCGCGGCGCTGCCTGGAAGAAATTTGACTCCCGAGATCCAGCCGACGAGCTCGTTGATGTCCGGAGCGGCGCCTTTCAGGTGCTTGTCGTCCGCCCTGGCATACACGCGAACGCCTTCGAAGCGGGGCGCCGCATCGCTGAGCACTGCGTCGGGGTAGAAGATGCCGTTGTGCGACGCCCCGGCGCGAATGATCACCACGTCCCATGTCTTCCCCTGGTCGGCCGCCTCGAAATAGGGCGCTGTGCTGGTTTTCATTTGATGCACCCCCTCTCTCAGTCGAACCGCCAGATGAACCCGGCGGCGCCCAGCTCGTCGAGCACGCCGCGCGTGCGGTCGTTTGCTTCTCTCCCGAACGCCTCGCTGCTGCCCTGGAGCATCGGCGCGATGTAGTCCCCGTTCCCCGCCTTCATGCCCGGCAGCAGGATTGAGCCGTCCCAGCCGTTCGAGTTGCCCGCCTGGTAGAGCATCATGACGCGATGTAGCGCGGCGATCTGCAGCACGACCTCGGCCACTCCGGGTGCGAGCTCGTTGTAGCGCTCGATGAGCTGGTCATGGAGGGCGGTGAGGAAGGCGCCGACATCACACCGGTAGGGGACCTTGAGCGCGTCGATCTCCCAGCCGATCTGCTTGACTCGATCGTTCAACCGTGCCGCGACGCTGTCCGCATCGGAGATCTCCTGGCGAAGCTTCGAGCACTCTGCGAGCAGCTCGGCACCGCGCCCTTGCGAGCCGTTCGGTTTCAGTCGCGCATCGGTAGCTTGCGAGCCGTTCGGTTTCAGTCGCGCATCGGTAAGGGCATCGAGCCGCTCGGCGTCGAGCGCCGCCAGCTTTTTCTTGAGCTCAGCGACGCGCTCGCCCTCTTCGTCCAGGAGGCTGCGGACGCGGGCGCGCTCGTCCATCAGCGCCTTGAGCTTCTGAATCGTCGCGCTCGCGTACGTAGCTCCCGCGCTCAGCCGTGCCTTTCTTTGCTGAGCCGCAGCGCTCGCCTCCGCAACGCTCGCCTCCGCGTCGCTCGGCGAGAGAAGTGCCTTGAGACCTTGCAGTACGGTGCTTTTCACCTGGTCACCTTCCTTGGGTTCGGTGCTGTGGTGTGGCCGGAATCGGCGCCCTTGGCGCAGATCCTCAATACGTTGCGCTCGCAGAGAGCGTATTTCTCCGCGACTTTGCTGATCGACAGGTGTGCGCGATCGGCCCGCAGAGCGCGGTCCCGCTCGCTGCGCAGCTGCGCCGCGCAGCGCGGCACGGCGATCTCGAGGCTTCGCCATTCCTCGGCGACTTTGCGCGCCGCTTCGAGACCGATGGCGCGCGCGATGGGATGACCCTCGTCGACGTGCGAGCACTCTGGCACGTAGAGGCGTCGCCCACCGAAAGCTTTGGCAAGTCGTAATGCCGTTGATACGCCGAGGCGTTCGATGAGCTCTTCGATTCTCGCGTGAACGATGCCGGCCATCAGATCAGCCCGGCTCGGCGCGGGCGCGCCCGCGCTGCTGTAGCACTTTTCAACTTGTTGCCTCCCTTGGTCCGCGGTCCACATTTTCTTGTTGCCTTCCCCTTGGTCCGCGTACCGGGGTACTCTGCCGGTCACGACACCGGGTGTTACCTCTGAAATGCTTCAGAGTCCCGGGCGCCCGGGCCCCCCCTGGCCCGGGCGCTTGCAGACGAGGGGCGTGCCACTTGGTTTGAAAGCCCGCCTGCGGGCCCTTACCCGCCAGGCCGCGGCGAGGTTAAGCGGGGAATACCCCTACTGTTGCGGTAGGGGAGCGCCGTAGAACAGGCCCTGGCGGGCGGCGCGCCGGGGGTGGCTAGTGGGGTAGTCCCCTATCCCCGCCCCCGCGCTCAGCTGCGCTCAGCCGGCCCGTAACAACGTTTATGAAGCTTTAATTTTTGGGTGGCTGGAAAAGCAGCCGGCGTACGGCCGCTTCGACCCGGTCCAGGCGTCCTGGATATGCAGCCCCAAGCACCAAATTGATGCACGACCCCGAGTAGCCGAGGTCTCTGGCGACCTGCGTTTGGCTGCGCCGGTCGCATTCCTCGGCCAGTATACGGACCCATCCTGGCAAGGCGGCGCCCCAGGCTCGCTCAGCCCGCTTCAGAGATATAGGCCCTGGGGCGCTGGTGCCGTACTGCAAATGCATCGACTTGCGGCCGGCAAGCGAATTCTTGCGAGCAACGCTCGCCTCGATAAGCTGCGCTTGCCTTTCTGCCTGCAGCCGCGTGACCGTGTCCTGGAGCCGCGTGACCGTGTCCTGGAGCTCCGCCACCTTAGCCCTCGCCTTCGGGTCGGTCGCCCGTTGTGCGAGCCCGGCGCGGTAGCCGGCCTCGAGCACCGCCTCGATCCGCGGCCCCCATTGCTTCCACGCTTGGGCGGACGCTACGACGGTGAAGCTGGCCGTGCCGAACGCGGCAGTGAAGGTTTCGATCGATTTCCGTCTCACGACCCCGCGGCGCCTTTCGTTTCCCCTGTATCCAGTTCGCGGCGGCAGCGCTGGTAGAGAGAGTCGAACGCCGGCCCGCGGTCGGCGCCGACGACCTCCTTGACGCACCAGTGCAGCGTCGGTTTGTTTGGTCCGCGGTAGAGCACCAGCGCGGCGTCGACCTCCGAGGGGTGAGGATCGCCTGTTTCAGCCCGAAGGTCCTCGGCGGTCGCGGCGATGAAGAAGCCGCTCGAGGTATCACCGCATACCGCGACGCCGTCACAGCGCAGGTCGGCGACAAGGTCAAGCACGACCCGCTTCTGGCAGCCGAGCGCCGCGCTGATCGCGTCCGCGCTGATGATCCGGTCGCGCCCGATGTGGCGCTCGAGCAGCTCTGCCAATGCGGTCTTTGGCTGTTTCGCGCCTTCCTCCCGGTCCGGCGTTGCGCTGGCGTTGCGTGCCCTGGCAAGTCTGGCAAGTTCGCGATCGAATTGGTCCTCCACCTCGCGCCGGATACGTAAGTAAGCCTCGTCGTTGGTGAGCTTTTCACCAGCGGCCGAGCCCCCGCCCTCACCCCTCGCGAGGTCCTCGAGATCGGATGCTTCTGCTTCGAGCTCGTCAGCCAGGCGAGCGCAAAGCTCGAGCACGGTATGAAGGTGGGCATCATCGTCATTGTCAGCCTGGCGCAGAAACTCCAGTCCGCAGAGGCTATTCAAGAGACAGCGAAGCTGGCTGGCGCTTTGAGCGTGGGCGCTCGCAGCTCTTTCGAGATGTCCAGAAGCAACATGCGCTACTGACATCTGGACCGGTTCAGGCCGCGCGACGTCAGGACGTTCCGGGGTTTGGTGTTCGACGAAGCCCGCGCCGAGCTTGGTTAACACAACGCCGTGCCGCCGCCGTAGTTCAACGAGGCCCGCACGCTCGAGGTGTTCGAGCGCGCGCTGCAGTTCACCGCGGCTGCACCACACCTGATCCTTGACAGCTTCCAGGACGAGATCTTCAGTAACCGGTATAGGGCGGCCGGCGGCCACAGCTCTGAGGACCAACCAGCGAACCCGTGCGGAGCTATTCGTGAGTCGACCATCTTTTTCCAGTTGCTCGGTGGTGAGAACCATCGGTAATGTCCTCCTTGGTTAGAGAAATCGTGTCTTACCGGGGCCTTGCATCGGTGCGCTTGGCCAGGTCTGACTGGGCGCCGGCTCCGCGCGGCCAGACATTCGCGCCGGTGTTGGCATCCATCACGCTTTTGTCCCGGCACACGAGCGGCGCCCTCGGACCCGTGTTCCTTGAGCGGATGAAGCGATAGCGAGCCTGGACGCCTGGCCGTGACGACGCCGACAGCGCGAGGTAGCCGGCACGCAGGAGAAACCGCGCGTACGTCTTCGCGGACTGCACGCTCACTTGATGCGTGGCATTACTCGCCGCGCTTGCCAGCTCGGTGCAATTGAATCCCCGCAACGCCTTGAGCGCGGTCCACATTTGAAGGCTGCCGCGCCCAGCCGATGTGGGCGCACCGTGCGCGGTAACCGTGGGCGCATCCACCCCGACATCGCGCGCCAGCTTGTAGCGGAAGCATTCCCTTCGCGGCGTGGCAGCCGGCCGAGCGCCGTCGACGAGCTCAAGATATGGGGGTCGTGCCCGGAGCAATCCGCGCACGTACGTGCATACGGTGTCGACGTGAAGCCCGGTAAGGACAATGACTTCAGCAGGTGAGAATGTGCTCGGCTCCCCGCGAGGTTGCCGTGACGGTTTGTTGAGCGCTCGGATTGTCGCCCAGATACGATCTCTCGGTGTCAAAGCGCCGGCACGCTCCAACAAGGCAGGCTTACGAGCCATAGGCTTCGACTGGCGATGCACCGGTCACGCGATTTTCCGAAGCGGCGCTTCTCCAGTATCAAAGGAGCGCGCCCCCCATGCTTTCAGATCTATGACCTTCGCGCCGGCTTTCTTGCCCTCTTGGCGAACGGTCTCGATGTTTACGCAGATCCGTCGGGTGACGCCGCGTGTCTCCTCTACGATACGGCTGATGAGATCGTCCGCAATGGGAACATCCGGCGAATAGAGTTTTGCGAGCTTCCGCGCGTCGTCGAGATCGGACGGCTCGGCCATCTGCCAGTTCAACACCCTGTTGTGGACGCGCTCCCAACGCTTGAGCTTCATCGGGAACTGCTCTTCGCCCACCATCAGGATCGCCGCGCCGGAGCCCTCATAAATGTCGCGCACCAGTTCCACCAGATTGCGCGCGACGATGTGGTCCACCTCGTCGATGACGAGCGGCTTTCGGCTGAGCGCGAGCTGCTCGCAAATCTGGTTGACCATCTCGTGCACCGTGCGGCCCGGCTTGACGGCCATTTCCTCCAGGATGGAGAGGAGGAACGACCTCTTTGTAAAGTAGCTGCGGCACGCCACGTACACCGCCCTGTATGCGCTCGCGACGCTTGCCACGGCCATCGTCTTCCCATAGCCCGACGGCCCGTACAGGACGCCCATTCCAGGCAGGTTGGGCGACCGATTCACCAGATGATCCACAAGGCGCCGCGCGAGGATCACATTGCGAAGCGGTGCGATGCCAAGTGCCGGAATGGTTTTGTAGCTCACAGTGCGGGCCTCTACTCGCTGGCGTTGCGTGCCCTGGTGGCAAGCAGGCGCGCGAATTCCTCGTCCGCCTCGCGCACGATACGAAAGTAAGACTCTGTCTGCCAATGGCGCCAAAACTCAACCTCGTGGTCGGTGAGCTTCTCGCCCGAGGCCTGCCGCCGGTCCAGCGTGTTCCAATACTCGTGTTTGCGGACGTCGGTCAGCTCCAGCACGTTCACGGCCGGCGCCGGTCTCAGTACCTCAATTTCTAACTCGGACGCGGCGGCGCCACACTCCTCTTCGGTCTTGAGGTAGAGCTCCGCGGTCTCGGCGTACCCGCGGTAGAACCGGGCCATGCTGTCGTCGAGCGCCTCGCCCGCGGCGGTGCGCTCGCGCAGCTGCTTCCAGAGCGCGAAGCGATCCATCTCCTCCATCAGCTCAACGGGCAGCGCGGGCGGCGGCGGTGCGGGCAACAAGGCTTCAGCCTCGAGCGCGCGGCGCTCGTCAGGTGTCCAGAGCGGGGGTGCGAACGTCGCGGTCGCGGCGTTGCGCTCGGCGGCGACTTGCTCGAGCTTCGACTCGAGGCGCCTGCGCTGGCGCGCCTCGCGCTCGTCGCGCAGCCGCTCGATGAAGGGCTTCGGCATGAAGGCGCTCTGGTTGCCGGCGAGCTCGGCGCGGCAGATGAATTCGCCCGAGAGCCTGCGCACCAGGACGTAGGAGGCGTCATGAATGTCATAGCCGACGGCCACCTCCTCGCGATCTACGAGCATCAGGTCGCGGTGGTAGTAGATGCCGTTCCAGAGTTTCAGCTCGCCGCGCGCGGCGACGCGGCGCACGGAAGGCATGAAGAGCGCCGCCACGTCCTGCGGCGGCGGCACCTGCGGCTCGGTGCCGGCGAGACGGTGCGCCCGGTACTCGGCGGGCGTCGCATGCACGGTGCCGTTGAGCTTCGGCAGCGAGCGGTGGTGATGCGCCTCGTTGTAGGCTGAGATCTCGATCTCGAGCGCCTCGAGAAACTCGTGGAAGCGGGGCAGGCGCTCAGGCAGCTTGGAGATCTCGCCCTGCTTGGAGGCGCGCAGCGTGCGGTCAATCTCTCGCGAGACCTCCCGTAGCGTCTCGCGGTCGGCGCCGCGGCCTTGATAGGTGGCAAAGCGCTTGGCGAGCGCGATGAGGACCGTCCGCCAGAAGCGCTCGATCAGACCCCGGCCCTGCGGGTTGCTTGGCCAGCCGGTTTTATGGGCAATGCCCAGGCTGGTGAGCACGCCGATGACCGGCGCGTCGAACATCTTGTTGGCTTGACCGCCACCGTTGTCGGAGTAGTAGACGAGCGGGATGCCGTGGCGCGAGACCGCGTGGCGCAGCGCGTCGGCGACGGCGAGGCAGTTCTCCGAGAGCGACACGCTCCAGCCGACGACGTAGCGCGTCGCCACGTCCATGATGACCGTCACCTCGGGCACGAAGGGGTTGCCCGTGTCCGGGTGCGCGATGCGCAGCTTCGCCCCGTGGCCGTCGCCGATCCAGATATCGTTTGGCGCGTGGCATAGCGAGTCGCGCCGCCGGAAAGGCAGCAGCGCCTTGAGCGCAGCGCCGCTATTGCGGCCTGGGTAGAAGACCGGCGCCGGCAGCTTCCTCAGCTCCCGGCGGCAGCGCTCATAAAGGGAGTTGAAAGCCGGCCCGCCGTCGGCGCCGACGATCTCCTTGACGCACCAGCGCAGCGTCGGTTTGTTCGGCTTGCGGTACAGCGCGAGCACCGCGGCGACGTCCTGGCTGAGCTGCCAGCGCTTGCCGCGCCCGCCGGGCGCAAGGCGCGAGAGGCGCTCTCCGGGGGTGGCAGCGCCACGTACTACCTTGCGCCAGGCTGAGAGACGCTGCGTCGACAGGCTGCGGCCCTTCTTGCCGCGGCGGGCATTGGCGAGCCGGGCGAGATCCAGCAGTTCCTGCGGCATCGCGCGCTCTTTGACGCGCTCGCAGAGCAGCCGCTCGGCGCGGGCTATGGTGACCGCCGAGGCGGCGGCGATGTGCTCGCATTCGTCGATGAGTGCGCCGCGCGCGGTAGCGACCTCGATCTGCCACGTCGCGAGATCACCCACCGGCGCCGGCACGAGCGCTGTGGAATGCGCGTCGAGCCTCGCCGGGAGTTTGTGTTTAGTCATCGGTCGATCCTCTTGTTGTTTGGGACCTTCGCCAGGGCGACCAGCCGCTGCCGGTGCGCGTGTAGCGCGCTCTTGCCGATGTACCACCCTCGGCGCCGGAGTTCCGCCGCGAGCGCCCGGTAGCTCGTAAAGTCGCCCGCTAACAGCCGCTCCTCAATCTCCGCTCGCACGTTCGGCAAGAAGCGATTAAGGCGCGGCACTTTCATCTGGCGCGCTTCTTCCGGAGCAGGACGGACGCCAAGTCGCTCAGTGCGATCGCCTGGATGGCGACGCTTAGCTCCAGCGCTCGGCCACTCGCCGCCTGTATGAATTGCGCGCGCCGCAGGAGCGCAAGATCGGTCTCGAGCGGCGCGAGCGCGCGATGGACGGAGGACTTGCTGATGGCGTGCCCCGCGGCGGCAAGCCAGGCGACCAGCGCGGCGTAGTCGGTTAACCCGCCGTCCGCAGCACGTTGGAAAAGCTCGCGTCGGATGCCTTCCGGCAGTCCGGCAACCTTACTCCGCACGCCCATCACACCGCCTTCGCTCTTTGTGCGCGTGCGGCCTTCGGGGTAGGCGCGCGCCGCGGGAGGCGACGATCGCCTTTCTTGAGCCCGAGCTCCACTGCGATGTCGTGGCTTTGACCGCGAAGCGCGCGACGCCGGCCGGCGAGTATGTCGTAAACGAGCTTTCGGTTGAACTCGTTATCTCGAGCCCATTCCGCAAAGGAGCGGCCGGCGCGGTGGAACTCGTCGCGGACCTGCTCGATAGTTTTGGTGTTGGTCGTCATGCTTCCGGGTATCCTCCGCAAAAGTCCACGAAAGTGTAACACACGTTATGTGCCTACAACATGGATCGTGATCTGGATTTCGATGCTGTCATGCTTCGGCTGCGGCAAGCGCTCGACCTTAAAGACAACAAGGCCGTGGCTGCAGCTCTGCGGTTAAAGCCGAATGCCTTCTACAACCGACGCTCCTCCGGCTCCATTCCTTTCGAGAACGTTGTCGCTTTAGCAGGTGAGCGAGGATTGAGCTGCGATTGGATCTTCCTTGGGCTTGGCGATGCATTTAGAGCGCCAGGGAGGAGGCGCGCGCCGGGCCCGGATGTGGATGCGGAACTCCTCGGCGAGGCAGCGGCTGCGCTAGAGCGCGCGTTCCGTGAGAGCCCGCAAAGCGCGCTCGCTCGTGATCCTGTCGACCTGGCGGCAATGCGAGCTATGTTGGCGGCTCATCTTTATAACAGAGCGCTCCAGGCTAAGCCTGGTGCGGCCCGCTCAAGCACCATAAGGTCGGAGGCGCGGAGCATGGCCGCGGCGGCTGAGCTTGTGGCCCGGACAGGGCGCAGGAAAGAAAGAAGGTGAGCGGGGCCCACCGCCAGCGAGAAGCAAGCGCCGGCCAGGGCCTCCCCCGGGGCTTTCAAACCAAGTGGCGCAGCCCCTCGTCTGCTCTGGCGGGTCGCGTGAGCTTTACGCTGGTTGCGGCGCTGCGGAAATTACCCACACATTTCCGGTTGCAGCTCGCGGTCGAATAGGTGGAACGGCAGCGGGCCCGAAATTCGGGGGGCAAGGGGCCGGGTTCCTGTATAAAAACAACGAACACGCTCTCGTCGGTCGACGACCGTTCTGCGCGCGCCGCAGCTCTCAAACCAAGTGTCACAAAACACTCAAAGCACGCGACGCAGGCGCGTTCCCCGTCGACCATTTTTCAAAGCAACCGACGCACGCGCGTCGCTCGCAGATACCCAGCTCGTTCCGCTAAGGCGCTGAATCGCCGGGCGTTGTCCGCATTTCCAGCACCACCCTCGTCCCTCCCAGACCATCCCGCGCCTCTTCAAAGCAATCCGCTCCTCACAGGTTTCCACCAGATCATCCGCCGCCGGTCGCCGGGGCGTCCTCGCAATGCAAACCGTTGGTTGACTGCGTCAATGCGCTCTGTACGCAGATTGCGTATATACGCAATCTGCGTATAATCTGGCCGTGAGGGCCGTCTTTGTCGAGCTCCCTGCTTTCGCACGTTATCGCGCCGATTACCTGGACGACGAGGCTTTCAGGCGTTTGCAGAACGAGCTGATGAAGAATCCCGAAGCCGGAGAAGTCATCGAGGGAACCGGCGGGTTGCGCAAGCTGCGGTTTGCGGACAGACGGCGAGGTAAAGGGAAGCGTGGCGGGCTACGCGTGATTTACTACTGGTGGATGGTCGGGATGCAATTTTGGCTGTACACCCTGTACGACAAAGACGAAATGGCGGACTTGACGGCCAAGCAGCGACGCGATTTGAAAGCGATACTCAAGACGGAACTTGAAGCAAGGAGGTCGACATGAAGGCAAAGACGAGAGTTAGGCGCGGTCGGGCGCACAAGCGAGATTTGTTTGCCGAGCTCAGCGAGGGCATGAGGGCACTCGCAGACGCACGGCAGGGCAAGCGTACGCTGCGCACGCACGCAGTTGAATTCAGAGATCCGCCCGAGGTGACTCCCCAAGAGCTTGTCCGCGTTCGGGAGCATTTGAAGATCTCCCGGGGCCTGTTTGCTGCCTACCTGCGTACCAATGTCCGCACCCTGGAAAACTGGGAGCAGGGCCGAGCGAAGCCGAATGCACAAGCGGCCCTGTTGATCAATCTGGTGAAGCTTTTCCCGGACACGGTGGAAAGGCTTGCGGCGATATAGGGGCATGGCTAAAGGGGGCGCCGCAATCAATGGAACTAGAAGAATTCAGAACGAGGTATTACGAAAGATAGGACGGAACGTCCTCAACTTCCAACGATTGGAAGCCTTGCTCAAGGCAAGCATTGTTCGCAGTGAATTCGAAGGCGACGCCGGGGATCTGAATAGCACCCTTGCGCAAAGGGAGCGCTCCGTCTCAACGCAGACTATGGGAAAGCTCGTCGGCGAGCATTTGCGCCTAATATATGGCGAGCCAAAAGGGACCGGTACCCCGAGTTTCTCGACGGGCAGAATGCCTTTCTCGCTTCGGAGTTCGCGTACGTTAAGCAGGTATGTGAGGCAATGATTGATATAGGAGAAGAGGCCATTCTCAAATTAAGGAAGCAGCTTTTGGGTAAGTCAGAGTGAGGGCGGGCTGCTCGACTCAAAGTTCACACGACGTAGCTATTTCGTAGCCTTCTCCACGCGGCATCAGGCTCTTCGAGACGAGCTCCGGCTAGGCTGCAGAGTGGCGGGCGCTGCAGGTCGTTGATTCAACAGATCGCCGTTTCTATGTCGGCCCCCTACGAACCAGGGGTCGTGGGTTTAAATCCTGCCGGGCGCGCCAGTTACTTCAGGCGGTAAAGTGCGAGAGCGCTTAGCCGCTTCTTGCCTGCATGGGGATTTTTCTTCTTCCCCGCCACGCTTGGCTGGCATTCAGGCGCTAACCCCACGCAGTTCGTCAAGCGACCGGGAGGCCGGCGCTGCGGGCCGCGCTCGCCAGCTTGGTATCGCGAGTGGCGAGCGGCAGCCCCTTGCGCTGCGCGAGTTCGATATAGGCGGCGTCGTAGGCACTGATTCCGTGCCGGTCCGCAAGCGCAAACAGCGCACGCGGCGCCACCGTGGCACGGTCGATCGACAGCTGCAGGCGTTCGGCGCGGCTCAGGATCGCATTCGCCTGGTGGCGGGCCAGGAGGCGGCGACGCACCGACATTACATTGGCAAACTCCGTCTCCCACAGCGCGGGCACGACCGGCTGCTCGCGCGCCGCGCGTCGATCCATGCGCCGCGTGTAGTCGTTCGCCTGATCGGAAACAAACCAAGCGACTATCACCGAGTTGTCCGGCACGAACGCCATCAGCGGCGCCCCCACTCGATCGCCTCGCGCAACTCGCGCATGGTCAGTTTCTTCTTCAGCTTGACCGTCTTACTGAAGGCCCGGATCTCTTCCATGATCGCCTTGCGGTCCGCCTGGGGCCTGGTCCGCGCCGGCACGATCTTCGCCACGGGCTTGCCGTGACGGGTGATGACGACTGCGTGTCCGGCTTCTGCCTGCTCGATTAGCTGCGAAAGTTTGGACTTCGCCTCGTAAATGCCGATGGATTCCATGGTCATGGGCTAAATGTAGCTAGCCAGATTTTACGCGGTTCTGTTCCCCCGCCGTACAACGCCGGTGCACTGCTGCCCGTCGACACGACAGCGGAACGGGCGGCGCCGAGCTGGTACTTCAATCAATCACTTGCGCTCGGCGGGTCACTTTCGAACCAGGGGGTCGTGGGTTCGAATCCCGCCGGGCCGCTCAAGGGGTTGCACTACGCAGCCCCTTTTCTATTTCCGGCGGGTCCACATACTCGGTGAGATGCGCCGACGTCTCGTCAGTACCGCCTATTTGGTTAGCTCGGCCCGCAGTTGCTCATACGTGCCCGGGAAGTACGCGACGTTGTGCCATGGGCGTTTGCTCAGTGCCTCGGCAAGTGCGCGGGCCTGGTCGGCGTCCCGGCCGAAAAGCACGATCCGGGTGTTGAAGTCGTCTTCCGGAAGCGGCGCTTTCTTCAGGGCACCCGAAACGGGAGGTCCTCCTCGAGCTGGCGGATTTGCATGCCGAGCGCAGGCTGCGCCACGAACAGGCTCTCGGCCGCCCGGGTCATGTTGCCGGCCTCCACCACCCGCACGAAATACTTAAGTTGCCTGACATTCATGACGCAAGTGGTCCTTCCGTCTTTGGGCCCTTGGCGCTCGATCTGCATCTGCCAAAACCGGGCACGTTGGATCTTTCAGCGTAGCCAAATCGCAACTTTCCGCCGTTGCTTTAGCCCGCTTTTCCGCTTCTGGCAACTACGAACCAGGGGGTCGTCGGTTGCCTTCTTCATCTTCTAGCCTGTCACCATTTCAATTTCTGGCCTGTCACCATTTGACTTCTGGCCTGTCACCAGACACGTGCTTGACTGGCGCTTAGGACTTGAAGCAGC